CGCACTGAGGGCAAGGAACGTGGTAGCGCCGCTGGTCGCTTTCGAGAAACGCCTTTTCAATGCGGCTTTGATACTTCAACGTCGGCGTCGACCCGAGCACAACCTTTCGGTTCCAGAACGTTTCCGTCCGCTTGATGCCGAGCGCGACCTGGTCGCCTTCCTCACCGGCCTCGAGCGGATATCCGTCGATCTCATCGAAGAGAACGACCTGTGCGCTAATTCGTCGGAAGCCTGCCGGGCTATTGGCGCCAACGAAGGCGATCGACGCGCCGTTGCGAAATTGCCGCTTAAGGATGCGCTGGTTTGCGTCCCTCGACTTGATGTCGCCGGTGATCGCAAACAAGGCCGGCGTGTCGAGCAACATCGGCAGGATTTCGCTGCGGCTGTAGTCCTCACAATCTTCGACGCGCGGCAGCACAATAAGGATCGGGCTCGGATCCTGATGGATATAGTAGCCGACGGCATGATCGAGGCAGCGGGTGTAGCCCACGCGAGCCGACTTCATCACCGTCACCTGCTTGACCGCCGGGTCAGTGATCGCGTCGAGCCAACCCCGTTGATGCCCGAACGCAATGAAGCGCCCAGGCATCGCGTTTGCACCGGCCGGCAAACGGCCGTACGTCGCCGCCCATGCGCTCAACGAGAGAACGGGTGGCGGAGTCAAGGCTTCGCGCCGCGCTTGCCGTAGGTCGTTTGCAAGGCACTCAGCGGCGGCGGTCATTTGCCCTCCCCGTCTGCAGTCAGAGCCTCGAGGATAGACCGCACTTCCATGTCGACCATCGTGCCGCACGCCTCCGGCGTCGTGGCCGCGGCCAGCCGGTGCGCCAGCTTCGGCGCCATGCCGAGGAACGCCGTGCGGACGATCCCGTACTCGGCGCGCACGACGCCGGTGATCTCGGCCTTCGGGACAACGAGGCCCGCTTCGCGCGCCAACTCTAGCTCGCGCAGCTTAGCCGCGGCGACTATCTCCCGCCGCTTAGCTTCATGCATAGACCACGATTCCGAATCCAACGGCGTGTTCAGCGCGGCGGCGGTCACGGGCGCAGTCTTCCCCGGCCTGACCTTGGCCACGCCACCGCGGGAAACATCAGGCCGATCGGCCAGCCGCCGATTGGACTCAGCCACGTCGACCTTGCCATCCACGAGCACGACGTAGCCGCGCTTGCGCCAGCCGGTCACGGTCGGCCGACTAACGCTGTGCAGCCGCGCGAAGCCGGCTAAGGTCATGAAGGCGGGAGTGTCACCCATCTCATCAATCCACCTCGTCATCCAAACAAACAGTACGGTACAATGCGTTAGGTATTAGCAAGTCCGCTAACACCATACCAGTAGGAAGACCGGGCTGGCGCGCGTCTCGCCCTCCTCGACCCTCCTGGCCAGGACCCGCGCAAGTTGTTTTGGTGATAACGCGGTTGTAGACGCAGTTGTAGCGAGAGTGTCTCTTCATGATTATGGCGCGCGGTCTTGTTCTGTGTTGCTCCTTCCTGTTTTGTGTTGTTGCTTCCAAAAGTTGTCACCGGTGTTACCGGTGACAACCGGTGACTCTAAGAGCCCTACAAAATTCCCCCCTCCCCCTGCTGCTCTCTATTCTCTAGCCCTGCTCTCTATTCTCTAGCCCTATAGAGCTAATAGCAGTGACACCGGTGACACCGGTGACAAGGCCCATTTCATCGGCATAACTTGCGTCACCGGTTTATCGACTAACCGGTGCCACCGGTGACAAATGATCTCGTAAACCCTTTAACTCGACTACGCCCAATTCTCATGCTCTTCGGTCCATCCCATCCCAATCGCCGCATGCATCGACCGAGACGCTTATAGTCAATGTCGCGCTGCTTGCTGATGTGAATGCCGAGGACGGTTTCGAGCAGGTCTATACTTGAGATACGTTCCTCTCCTTGTTCGGTCGTTCCGCTGGCATCAGCCAGCTTGTCTATCCATGGGTCGTAATCTTCCCGCGCCACCTGCTCGATACGCGCTCTTTCCCATAGATCGCGCCGTAGCACGATTGACGCGCCTTCGCGTTCCGCTTGTGCCGCCTCGGCCCAGAGCTGGTCGCGGTCGCGCGTGAGCGCCTCGATGTTGATGACCGTGGTCTTTACCGGCCAGAACCGCCGATCCGCCTCCTTGAGGTACTGATCGTTATTGGTAGTCGCGAACAGCACGCAGCGCCGCGGCTGGTCCTTGCGGGCGCGGCCATAGGCCGGACGTGCACGGTCGGAAGTCCGCGAGGCGAAAGCCTTGATGTGCTCGACCTCGGTCTTGCGAATATTCGTAAGCTCGGCGATCTCGTAGAGCCAGACACCGGCCAACTTCTCCTGTTGCTCGCGGTCCTGCAGGCCGAGGAGTGACTGGTCGCTAAAGTTCTCGATCCCCGCCAAGGTCTCGATCGCCTTTGACTTCTCGGTCCCCATCGGACCCTCAAGCACGATGATCGGGTCGAACTTGGTGCCGGGCACCCTGACACGCCGTACCGCGGCGACGAGGGCGATCCGGCCGAACTCGCGGGTGAGCTCGGTATCTTCGGCGCCGGTGTAGGTGATAAGCCACCGGTCCAGCCGCGGTGTGCCGTCCCATTGCAGCGAGTTAAGATAGTCGAGGACCGGGTCAAACTTGTTATCGAGGCAAAGCTGCATCACGGCGTCGAAGGTATTGCTGGTCCCCGGATCGAACCCGAAGGCCTTATGAATCTTGCTGCGGAGAATGAGCACCTTTTGATCGATCGTGCCGTCGCCCCGGAGCAGAGGGCTATCGATTAGAAAGCGATCGTGAAAGATGTCGTAGCGGCAGTCGATTCCGAGTGCCCTTATCGCTCGGCGCGCGTTAGTGCAGGTCGGCTTTGGGATCTCGTTCTTGTCTACTTCATCCCAGACGTTCGGCTCATCCGGCTCATCCATGTCCGGCGCCGGAGCTGGCTCGCGCTCGGCTCTCCACTTCTCGTAAGACCGTTCGACCTCGATCTGCAGCCGGCCGGCATACTTGGCTCCGATGCCGTTCGGGTATTGCTCGAGAATAGCGACGATCTCTTCGACCGACTTCCGTGCCGCCGCCAGGTGCCAGACGACGGCCTGGAACAGCTCGCTGCGTTGGCCCTCCGGGGCGCCATTCCTGATCACCTCATCGTAGTCAATCTGTGATCCGGCGGCATTGAAGTCGAACTTATTCGCTGTCTTAGCCTTGCTGGTCTTGGTCTTGGCCTTCGTCCCCTTCGCCTGGTCGTACCGCTCCACAACCGGCCCGCTATTGAGCACCTGCAGTTTGGCGCAGTCGCCGACCTGATTGCCGGTGATGGTAATGTAGCGTTCGCAATTGCGATAGATCTCGACCGCAGCGCCGTTTCGTGCGCCGTCGATAGTCCAGCGCCGCTGTAGCCGCTCTCCGGGGCCGACGCCGATAATCCGCAGTCCCTCTCCCGACGGCGTGCGTTCGATGTAGGCGCCGTTGGCTGTGTTGAGCAACTCCTGAGCCCAAGGGTCCGGTTTCCCCTTCTCGTCGAGGACATGGTCGAGGTCGAACGTCGTCAACGTGGTGGAGCGGAGCATCAAGCCGATGCCGTCGAACTCGCCCCGGTTGAACGCTTCGAGGACGGTCTGATAGTCGCTCCAGGTCTCAGGCTTGTCGCCCTTCGCCTTAACGCCGTTCGGCTGATACGGCGGCTTGGTCCACCTCCCGACGCCGTTCGAACATCGCCTCTCCCAGCGCCAATTGACCCAATGGCGCAGGTGACACAGCGGCGCCAGCGCAGCCGGCAGTTGAGACAGGTCCGCGTTCTGCGAGCACGGTTTCTGTGCAGCATTGTTCATTGTCGTCCTGTCCTGCAATAGAGGGAATGCAACCACTTCGCTTGCTTCTCTGTTGGCTCGCGGCGAGCGCACCACCGCATCATGTCATCGATGAATTCTGCTTCCTTCGGCGCCAGCCGGCCGTTGGCCTTGTGCTGGATCTCGCAGGCCATCGCGTAGAAAGTCGGAACGTCGACTGGACGGAATTCGCCGGCCGCCGCAGCGGCGTTCTTCCCGTCCGCAAATGCCTTGTCGTAGATGATCTGCATTTCCGCCTGAGAGAGCTTCCGCCCCTCGACACGCTCGGCGAGATCATGGATGTCGGACCCCTCCGCCTGCAGCGTGCGCACGAGGGCTCGCGCGGCGGCAACGACCTCGGCGTCGACCGAGGACGAGAGCATCTTGATGAGCTTGCCGATCTTGTCGTTCACGACCAGCACCTCTTGGTGTGAGCGCAGATCCGGCAGCGCCAGTTGTTTCGACTGGTCGTAAACCTCGGCAGCAGCTCGCCCGCGCGCGTCGCGGCGATCACCGTCTCGGCGCGCATGATCGTGGCGCGCGTCAGGCCGGGGTTGTAGGGGATCAACAGGTGCAGACGCTCGCAGGTGTCCGCGTTGATGGTGGTGAAGATCGCCGGGTTCTCGTCGACGCCGAGGAAGTGCTGGTAGAGCGCGACCTGCGCTGCGTATTGCGGGTAAGCCTTCTCCAGGCCGTCACGGTCCAGTGCGCGCCAGCCCTTCGCGTTGATCGCCTTGTGCTCCCACAAGCACGGATAGGTGATGCTGGTGATCTTCGGGCCGCCGACGATGACGCCGTCGGCGTGGCCGGAGAGCATACCCTCGAGCGCGGTGAACCTCAGACGGTCGTCGGACGCGAACTTGAACCCGGCGCGCACGAGGTGCTCGCGGGTCCGTGCTTCGAAGAAATGACCCCGATTGAAGATGTCGCGTAACCGCGCCGGATGCTCGGGATCACACATCCAATCGAATTGGATCCGGCGCAGGCATTCGTGCCCGACGGCGCTGGCGCCGAGATAGCCCCGCGTTTGCTCGAGGACGAAGCTCGCATCGATCACCGCGTTGAGCGCGATATTGATCGGCTCGGCGGAGCGGGTGTTGTTATTGAAGTCGGGCATGTAGATCCTCGCGCTCAGATTCCGTCGAGGGAGTCGTTAGGATCGTCCGGCAGCTCGGCTCGCGCCTCATACGCTGTGCCAGCCGGCGTTCGGCGCGTGACCATGCCCTGACCGCGGTCCCGCGCTGCCATCGCCTTGCGGATCAAGGTCAGCGCGTCGCCGAGGAATGCTTCCATCTCCGCGCGCGAGAATTGGGAGAGGGACTTATTCCAGTCGAGGCCGGAATTGCCGAGTTCGGGCAGGATCGAGGCGATGGCGCCGGCGTCCCACGGGTCGGGATCTATGTTCGTGGTGCCGATCAGCTCGTTCGGCCCGACGCCGCTGCTCGTCGCCTGTTCGGCCCGCGTCTTGATCCAGCCGAACAGCACAGCGGCTACGATCCAGCCCCACTCGACGTCGCCGAGCCGGCCGACCGGCGTGTTGGGAGGCACCGCGCCGCCAGAGACGGCGGCGCGGGCCTGTTCAACGGCTATGGCGGTTGCCCGCCGCAGCCAGATGTCTTCGAGCGCTGTGAGCGACAGACGGCGAAGCTCGAAGGAGGGCTTCCTCACCGCGCCCACCCCGGCTTCGCGATCACGCCGGCCGGGGACGTGATGACGGGCTTCGTCACCGTATCGGCCGACGACTTGGGCACCTGTTCGATCGGGTGCCACTCTTTCTTGTCCGGCGTAACGACCTCGGCGAGGAAGTTTTTGGCCTTGTAGCCGTTGTTCGCCGGCTCCACGCCGATCTTCGCCATGAAGCGCATACCGTCGAAGTCGGCGTATTCGGCGACCCGCGCCGCTTTCGCCGTCTCGGACACGTCCGTGGGCTTGATGCCGCGAACACTCTCCAAGATTGCGCGCAGGCGGCGCGTCGTAATATCAGCCGCCTGGACGTGACCGTCGGTTGTGCCGCCGGTGATCAGGAATCCCCAAAACTTGCGCTTGGAGTATTCGCCCTCGACGACGGTGAACTCGGCGTCGAGCCCTTCCGCCTCGCCCGTCTTTGAGCGCCTGAAGAGGCCGCCCTCGCCGGCATTGCCGGGTCGGACATTGATTTGCACGACGGCGATCGTGCCGTCGGGGATCGTGTCGAACGAACGTTGTGCACCTGCAGAATTAAAATCTGCCATAATACTTACAGTCCTTCTCTTGTTGAGAGCGGCATGTCAGTGTCGTCCTTCGAAGCCGCCGCTCGGGGCTTCGTGAGCTTGGTGATGATTTTTCCGAGATCCGGCTCTTCGAGCTGATCGAGGCGCCCGGATCGGTCTTTCGCCGGGTACTGCCAGCGGTTCGGCGAGGTGCAGATGAAACTGCGCGTCGGCACGCCGTCGCCGAAGTTGATCCAGTTGTAGGTGATGACCTGATCGATGACGGCCGGCAGTTCGCGCCCGGTGCGAGCACCTTCGAGCTGCAGGCGATGCTCGACGTGGTTGAACTCGTCGGTCACGCGCTCGAGGATGCCGATGAGGATGACGTCGACCGCGCGGGCGTGCTGCAGATGCATCAGCCAGGCGAGCATCTCGCGCGCGTGGAGACCGTAGGCGCCGCGCAGATCCTTCTTGCCGCTACGATCGGAAAAGGCTTCGGGCTGCTGGCTGGACCACGCGAAGGACAGTCGACCGGCGGCCGTGATCGAGTCGATGAAGATAGTGTCGTAGTTCTTGAGCTCAAAACGGTCGTGGACTGCGGCATGATGGGCCGCGGAGTAGCAGGTGTCGGCTGGCACAGCGGGGTCGGCGCCTGCGAAAGCGACAGCCAGGTCGCGACACTCCGACCACGTGCGCGGGCGCAGCGTGTCGACCGGCACGTCCTGCACGCTGAGATCGCCGGCTTCGATGTCGACGAACAAGACGGAAGAGGGATCGATCGTGCGTAGCAACGACGTTTTGCCGATGCCGGTCGGGCCGAGGATCAGCGCTTTAACGCCGCGCCGGTCGGCGGCGATCTCGTTAGCGGGGATGACTTTCATCCACATTTCTCCAAAAAGGGGAACAGCGCGGCGCATTTGCGCGCGGCGGATGGGTTCAGTGCATGGAAGCGGAGGTGGTTGTGGTCGTTGCCAACGGAGGCCGCCGCAGGCTCGGGGCGTCGTCGCGATCGACGTAGACAGCCACGCGCCGACGGTTGATGGCCTGGTCGTGGACGAACTTCCCGATCGGGTCGGTGGGGTTCTTCTCGACGTACTTGCGGAAGAGCGCCGTCAGCTCGTGGTCCTTGGAAGCTTTGTTCCGAACTCGCTGCAGCCGGTTAGCGAGTTCTTCCCGCATTTCGTCCGGCAGATTCTGAAGCAGAACACCGACGCCGTCCTTGGCGAGGCCGGCACGCTTTTCCTCGTTGGTCAGCTTGCCCCAATTCTGCAGCTCTTCCGGCTTCGGCTTCGGCGCGCGCGGCTTGGGGGTGGATATAAGCTTCACCGCATCGCGAATGCCCATATCGGGATCGCTCTCGAGAGCGCGCTCGATAATCGCGCGCGAGGCGGCGAGTTGCCGGTAGAGTTCGTCGGTGCGCTTACTGACTTGAGGGCAATTCGCGAGGCGCCAAGCCTTCCAGCGGCGGGGCTCGACTCGCGCCCTGGCGAGGGCGAGGACATCGCCCAGGTCCATCGATGCGCGCAACGCGTTGCGCGTATAGTCCTGAATGGCCCGACTGTACCGCCGAATGGCAGCAGCCAGGTCGTGAAGCGGTGTGTTTTCGTTGACGTCGTGAAAGGGAAGTGCCATTTCTGTGATGCCCCTCCGGGGGCCAGGTTGAGCGCCGCTTCCGACGGCGCCTGGTTGAGAGCCGAGATGGGAAAACCCGGGAGTGCCTTGCGGCGCTGCCCGGGTTTTTCCGTTTTTCCGTTACGGGGTTGCTGAGGTCTGTGCCGCTTCAGCAACGGGCGGGCGGCGGCGTTGCTCGATTAGTCTGAAGATCGACGCGGTCGTGACGCGAACCGAGGCGTTCACCTCGACTACATCGAGTAGACCTTGGGCGATCAGGACGTCGACCGCGGTTTTGCCGACGCGTAATGCCTGCCGCACACCATCCTTGGTTTGCAGTAGCGCCGCCGGATCAAAACTTCGATCCTTTAGCGCTTTCATTGAAGGCTCCGTGAGCTGTCCGCTCGCCTAAGTGCGACGGTCAACTACGGAGTTTGATGTTCTGAAATGGAGCTGTAACCGCCAGGGTTTGCGCAACTCTGGCGGCACGATAACTCTAGGTCGATTACAGGGAAATTCGCCGGTGCTTAGGGCGTCTTAAATAATCGCTGATCGCGTCCGCATCGAGGCCGAATCGGCGTTCGGCGTAGTCTTTGGCGCGCTCCTCAATCTCGCTTGCAGTCCGGCTGGGAAAGAATTCGGTCAAAATTCTCGCGATCTCAGGCACTAGCGCAGCAGCGGCATGAATAGGGTACCGCGCCCGGCGCTCCTCGTCGGACATCGGCCGCGGCCCGGGTTTCCTCTTCTTCAAGAATTTGCTCGTGCCCATCGCGCAATCGAGAATCAGTGCCCATGTTTCCTTTGAAACAAGCGCCCGATATTCGGAACGGTCCGGGCTCAGGAACCACTGGAAGAGCCAAGTAGGGTCGCCGGCTTTTGCGTCCGCGACAGCGATCTCCTCAAGCCCGCGAACGATTTTCCGGATTGACCTCGGCCTGACCCAGCGCTGTTCCTCGAAGGACCAGCCGCGGCTTTCCCAATAAGACACCCACGCGCCGCGCGCACGATCTCGCTCGATCTTATCGAGCGCCGCCGAGACGGCAACGTAGGCGCCGTCGATGTCCGACCACCGAATAATCATCTTATCGCCACGACGTTGGCGGCGGTCGTGCCGGCTACAATGGCGGACAGAAGGCGGGACCAACGTTCGAGAGCCCGGGTTTTTTCAGGCGCTCGCCGGTGCTGGTCATAAACCCGGCCGGTAACATCGCCCCGGACATGGCCGAGAATTGCGGACACGTCCTCAGCCGGGACCCCGGCGGCTGAAAGTCTTGTTGCGGTCGTCCGCCTCAAGTCGTGCGGCGTAGGCGGGTCCGATTTCCAACTGGCCGCACCCGGCTCGCCCTCCGGGAATGCCCGTGCCATCCGAGTCAGTGCGGTCGCCAATGCACTTCCGTCTAAATAGCCGCCACGCCGCAGTGTGAAGACGGGGTCATTGCCGGCCGCCAGCGCTTCGACGATCAGGTCGGACGCCAAGGGTGCCAGCGGGACGAAGTGGGCGCGGTTGCTCTTTGAGCGTGCGGCCGGGATTGTCCAGCTGACCGGACGCCCATCGACGAATTCGAGTTCGCTTCGCGCCATCCCGGAAGCCTCGCCGGGGCGAACGCCGACCGCCAGCACGAGCTTCAGTGCTAGAGCGATAATCGGCTGAACGGGCGGCTCGGAGATCTGCCGCCAGAATAGACGGATCTCGTCGTCGGTGAGGGTGCGCGTCTTGACCCGCTCGACGCCTCGCTTCCGGAGGCGCATGGCCGGATTTGCCGGCGCAAGGTCCGCGTCTATCGCGAAATTGAAGATCGTGCTGATCAACGCCTGTACCCGATTGGCAAGGGTTGGCGTGCCGGCGCCGACCAGCCGCTCAACGAGAGCAATCACGTCGGCGCGCGTAATGGTGTGGAAGTCGCGGTTGCGCCAATGCGGCAAAATATGCAGCCGGAGATTCCGCTCGTCCTTCCCAGCACTGCGTTTGTGTCGCCGGGCGTGCTCGGCGAGGTAGCGTTCGGCCAGGGCCGCAAAGCTTCGCGTCAGCGCTTGGCGTTTATATGCGGAGGGGTTCTTGCCGGCGGCAACCTGCTGGCGCAGCCGGTCGGCCTTGGCGCGGGCGTCGCGCAGCGAAACGTCGGGGTATGGTCCAACGGTCACCCGCTCGACGCGCTGGCTCGCACGGTCGCGATATCGGAAAGCGAAAGTCTTCACCCCGGTGGTCGTTACGCGCAGACACAGGCCACGGCAGGATGAATCAGCAAGCTCGGTGCGACCGGAAACTGGCGCCTTGAGACCGCGGATCAATGCGTCCGTGAAGGCTATTTTCATGCCCCCCTATCCTTCCAGTCCGGGGACACACCGGGGACACAAGATGCCCCGGATGGGCACGGACCTTGACGGGCGCTGATAACCGAGAAGTGGGCTCAGAGCAAGCGTTGGCGCGTCAATGAGGTGTCGTCAGTAACCGTCAAGGACCGAAATGGGGGACATGAAGTCCCAGGTGCAGGGACAGGCGAAGCAGGTTCAAGGCGCCGCCGAAGACCTTTACGGGCAAGCAAAGGATGCCGCCGGAGAGTTGACGGATGTGGTGCGCAACACCATCGAGACCCGCCCCTATACGGCTGTGGCCGTTGCGCTGGCCTCGGCTGGCTGCTCGGTAGGACGCACAGGCCGCTTTAGGCAGTCGAGATCAAGCGGGCGCGTTTCCAACCTTTGCGAGCGTGAGGACGGAAACGTCCCTGGGTGTTTGCTGCTGCGGTTCTCTCAACCGGGAAGCCTCCGCCGCAGTTTCCGGCCGCGGCACAACGTCGCCGTTAAGTTGCTGGCGTATCTGGACATACTACACCTTTTCGCGTGTCAGCCGGACTTCAAGCTCGTGGCGCTGCACCTTGCCGCTTGTTGAGCGCGGAAAATCAGAAAAATCGATAAACTGCAATT